GTATAGGTCACCAAAGCTGGATGTTGGCGACAACGGCACCAACACCACAGATGAAATAATTGAACCCAGTTGTTCATGCAAGTAGGCCGACAGTTCAGAGAAGAAAAAGCTATCACCAAAATCCCATTTGTCAATTGTGAAATATTGATTGATGTTGGCCACCACTCGACTTTTTATTTCGCTAATGCTGGCTGTGGAATTCTGTGCTCGAACCACCTTGATAATTCCGCGCAGTTCAGGTGCAGCTTTGGCTCCAAACAGTGGCTTGAACATCACAGAGTTCAGCACCACGTTGTCAGATATCATTTTGAAATCATTCAGTCTTGAATACGCTGTGGTCAGTTGGTCTATTGTGTCTGGCAAGGGTTCTGGCACAGTATCAGTGGTGTCACGCACATAGTTCTGATACTGTGTGTAATACTGCTGAGTCACCACATAGATGTCGATAATGTTGGTGCTGCCTGGATTGATCACGTTGGTCAAAGGCGAGTTGTGTCGGTATTGGAATGCCAGACTCTGGCGGCCCACATACACTTGATATTCAGCTGTGGGTATCAGTGTTCTTGCCACTATACCATTTTGTGTGGTCACACTCAAGACATAGAACAAGTTGGTTGAATAGGCATAAAACACTTGACCGCTGGGAAATTCAGATTTCACCAATTCAATTGACTCTAGGGTAGGATACTGAGAGTTGACCAGGCCAGCTGTGACTGGCAAGTAGCGTTCTAGATTGTCAAAGTCCACAGTCTGTTGCAAGAACACTAGAGGACGACCCACAGCTGGTGCAACAATAGCATCAAAGAAATCAGGATCATCGGCCACACCGTCGCCGTCGCTGTCGCGATAGCTGACTGATACTTCGTAGTCGTTGACATAGCCATCGTCTTGTACTGGCTGTGCAATGATTTCCATCACGATGTCGCTGGGCAAAGCTTCGTTGCTGTCGGGACGGCTGTTGGACTTGAGTACTCGCACAAAGTCAGACACAGTGGAGCCGGTGCGCACATCATACACCTTTTGATTGCCATCAAAAAAGAATCGTGTTTCAATCACGCTGGCAAAAGTATAGTTCAAGGCACGTGACGTGACTGTGTAGGTTCTGCCATCAGTCACAAACTTTATCAACCAAGACTGATCTAGATTTGCGCTTGTGGTATTCTGCGCATTGGCCAAACTGAATGTGTTGCTGGTGCTGAGATTGCTGCTGGTAATTATGTACCAGGTTGAAGTCAAGTTGTTGTATCCAATACCAAAGTCTCGATACAGTTCAATTTGTTGCAGCATGGACTGTTCAACAGATTGTGGCAAATCTGTAACAAACACCGGAATCACTTGTTCCGGTATGGCACCAGAAGGTACAAAATTGTTGAGTGTAACTGGACCAGATCCGTCACTTAGATTGCCCAGTCCACGGTTGGTACCGTCACCTACCACTGCAATTGTGGTAGCCCATATCACCAGTTTGTCATTGGCACGGGTGGGCACACCTTGTTGCAGTCGATTGTTGCCATCAAAGTAGGAGCCTGTGGGTGGCACAAACTTCACCAAGGCCGACTGTGTGATGTATTTGGTGTTGTTGCTGCTGGCCTGGCCTATGGGTATTGCAAGACCGCTTGTTCTATTGTAAAAATATCCAGTGGTTTCATTGACCTGTGTGGTACTTTGTTGCCAGCCCAGATTCAGTGTGATAAAGCTGGGTCTTTCAAAGTTGGCATAGTAAAACTGTGTTAGTTCTCGTCCGGCCAGGTCTGGTTCAATTGAGTTGACCAAGACGTCAACTATGTCATTGCGATCCAGCCATTCAAATTCAAACGTGGGCAGAAGATTCTGCTGATAGATCATGCCGTCGCTGGCATAGATGTTGGTGGAACTGTATTTGCCAGTGACATCAGTTAGATCAATGTATCGGCTGGTGCCAGTTGAACTGCGGGCCACAGCCTTGCTCTTGATGATGCTGTTGTACAAGGTGAACGGAAAATTGTTGTAGTCTTCGCCGTTGACCATGCGGTTCTGTGTGTAGTAACGAGCCGGTGCACGTTGCTTGATTTGATCAATTGTTTCGCGTGACTGTGCGTTGCTGACTGGTTGAGTGATGCCACAGGTGAATGTGACAGTTTCAACGCGACCAATTCTGCTGATGTAACTGATAGACAGTGGAATGCTTTGCATTTCCTCAGGATTGATAATGTACTGCAAGCCGTTTGAAGCTCGCACATACGCTCTAAACAATCCCACAGGGATTTCTGAAAACACGCCGTCACCAAAAGTCAGTGTGATTTGATCGTTGGCTCTGCTGGTGATACCGTAAATTTTTCTTTGGTCTGGTGCCAGCTGTTCCAGTGCAGCAGCGTAGATATTTTCACTAAAGGTCCACTCGCTGGCGATGCTGCCAACGTTGTCGATCTTGTACAACCAGTGATCATCGTTGTTGCAGCCTTCGATGTTGATGTCTACTGTGCGGTTCTGCAGTGCTTCGGCCAAGTTAAAATCTTGGTTTTGCAAGTTGCCTTGCTTGAACAAAAAGAAAAATCCTGTGTTGTTGCTGCCAAAGCCCAGTTGATCGTTGCGATACAGCACGTTGAATGCTGAACTGGGGCGAGGGCTGGGTTCGTACACATAGTCACGCCCAATTGAAGTTGAACTCACTGCCTCAAACGGCATGTTGACTCCGTCCACTGTGGAGTTATAGGTCAACACTGGCAAAAAGCCAGGCACTAGATTGATCGAATACTCGTCGGTCTTGACTCCCAGGATAGTCTGTGCATTGCCGGGGCGACCAAACTTTTGACTGTCAGTCAATGCAGCGTTGATGATCAAGGTAAACTGTTCCAACCAGTTGGGGTTGGTGGGATCGTTCCAGTCAACTGTGACGTTCTGCAAGTTGATGCCGTTGAAATCCACTAGATTTTCTGTGGTGCTGACCGAGAACACCTTGAGATAGCCCTGGGCTGCAGCGTTGCGCTTGGGAGTATAGCTGACCAGGTTGGCCAAACGTACCACGCTGTCACGGCGTTCGGCGGTGTCCAAGAAGTTTTCACGAGCGTTGAGATCATTGCGGAATGCCAAGCTCTGGCCCATAAACGCAATGAGGTCCAGCAGTGCAATAAATTCACTGCTTTCGATGTAGTCGTTGAATGTTTCAGGATAGTAGAGTCTTAGATAATCGATAAAACTCTTGCGCAGGGTTTCAAAATCGTAGCTTTGAAAATCAGCCTCGCGGAAAGTTTGGTAGAGACGTTTCCAGTCTTCTACTCCGAAAATTGCGGTTTGTCTTGCAGTTTTGGCCATGGTATTCTATGTGTTAGAGTATTTATGGCCGACAAAAACTAGTGGTTTATACATAGGACGCTTGGCGCTGTTGTTCATCAAAGAACACAGCCAAACGTTCTGCGCTGGTGCTGCCCACAGTCTGTAGGGAGATTTCTATTCGTATGCCATTCAATTGTGGGAACAAATCAATGTTGGAAACAAACAATCTGGGGTCGCCGCCGGCCACTCGTTGCACTTCCTTGACTATGGCCTGCTCAACTTCTATGGTTTGATTTTCAAAGATAAAACTCCACAGCGTGGTGCCGTAGCTGGGTCGTCCAGGCAGAGTTCCTTGAGGAATGTTGAATGCGTTCAACAGATCTCGTTTGATCAGATCAAAGTCCACTAGAGTGAATTTTTTGACTTGACTTATTGTGTTGAAACCGATAAAAGTAGGCATGTGTATATTTATGGTCTAGGAAAGCCCAGTTCAGTCAAGCTGGGCAAGCCTCGGTTGAGACGCTCGTTATTGATGTTGTCCCAGGCCACAGCATCTGTTCCAGTGTACACCAAGAGATTGTCTGGAATGGATGAATATATGGATGCAACCACACCGGCCGCGCCAAAACTGGGCAAGGAAATCTTGGGATCACCCAGGACCTTGGCAAATGCACTGTTGATCTTGCTGCGGTCAAATGTGGCCACAGCACCAGCAGCATTGAACGGTACACTGCCAAAGTTCTTGAGCTGTGTATTCACCAGGCTCACAGCCTGTTGTGCGTTTTTGGCCACTGAATTCATGGCCTGGCCAATTGCAGCAGGTGCTGCGCCGGCGGCCCATTGTGCGGCAGCATCTGCACCAAACTTGGCTGCATTTTGTGCCAGGGCACCCAGTTGATCACTTGCTGCACCAGCAACTTCGGTGCCCAGAGACTTGACTTTGTCCAGGCCAGCTTTGACCACAGTCTGTTGCAGTTTGTCTTGTATCTTGGTGTTGCTGACTATCTGTGCAATGCCGTTGATCTGATCTTTGCCGGCCCAGATTGCAGGACTGCTTAACACAGTGTTGAGTTGGCGGTTGGCCGCAACTTCAGCAGCAGTAATTTCGCCACCGTCTTGATTGATTCGTTCTGCTTCGGCAGTGTCTTCCTCAGTGGGAGTGGCCGGTGGTTTGCTAGTAAAAAACGTTTGAATAGCGCCAGGCTTGATCAAGCCCTGTAGTTCTAGTTGGTCCGGGGTTAGTCCAAATTTGCCTATGCCCTGTGCTGCAGTCACTGCGGTGGCACCGGCTTTGGCCAGTGACGAGATGGCTGCAATTGCACCTGCAC